GCCTCTAAAAACTTCTCTAAACAAGCTCAAGGAATGCAAGGCGTGCTGGTTCCTGCCTACGCAGAAGTCGCAGCACGTGTATTTGCGCTAACTGCTGCTTTTACTGCTTTATCTAATGTAGCTAACTACAATGTCCTAATAAAGGGACAGTCTGAGTACGCTAAGATGACTGGTAAGAACATGTCTACTATTGCACGTAGTGTTCAGATAGCTTCCAAACACATGCTTGATTTTAAAGAAGCATCTACTAGTGTAGCACTTGCCACAACTTCTGGCTTGGGCACTGGACAGATAATTAAGATGACTAAAGCTGCAGTAGACTCCTCTGCAGCTTTAGGACGTAGTATGACAGATACTATGGATAGACTGACCCGCGGTATTGTAAAGGCAGAGCCAGAGATACTAGATGAAATCGGTGTTATTATCAGACTAGACACAGTGTACAAAAATTATGCACAATCTGTATCTAAGGCTACGGCTGAACTAACTGAGGGCGAGAAGGCTACTGCTAGATATAATGCAATCATTGGACAGTTAGAGAGCAAGTTTGGGGGCATAGCCTCTAAAATTGACCCTAACTATTTCCAAGCCTTGGCATCAACCGTACTAGATATGACTAACAGTTTTGGTACCTTCTTAGTAGACGGGCTAAACCCAATACTCAAGTGGCTTTCTAAGTCACAAGGAGTATTAGGGGTGTTTATGGCTCTTATCGCTAAAAGTTTAGTGGGTAAGATGTTTCCGATATTTAGTACTTTTGGTAAGAAAATTAGTAATATGCCTAAACAAATGGGCAAAAATATTGATAAATTAGAAGGAAAGATAGGTAAGCTTAACGGGACTATGATTAAGGGGTCTAAAGTTACTGCCAGTATACTAAAGGAACAGGCCGGTCAGATACTAAAACCTACTCAACGTGGAGCAGCCTTCGATAAAAACCCACTAGGGAGTACTGGCGCTACTTTAAGGCAAGCTAGAGCTTCCGTTAAGGATGGAGTTGTTTCATTTGGTAAGTTAGAAGGGGTATCCTCCAAGGTCTTAAAGGGGATGGAGCAGCAGTATACAAAATTAAATGATACAGTTAAAAAGGGGCTCCCTTTACAAGTAAAAGCCGCAGCAAACGTACATAAACTTTCGAAAAGTTTTCTAAATGCTAAGAAGGGTATGACTACCTTCGCCGCTAGTCATATAAAAACTTGGAGTGCTATCAATAGAGCTGTTAATCAACACGGGCTGTACGCAGGTTTAGGCATGGCAGTACGACAAATTGGTAAGCAATGGGACTACGCTATGTCTAGGGCTAGTATGTATGGTAAAGTCATATCCGGGCTAGCTGTAGCAACTAAAGTAGCAGTAAGTGGCACAGCCTTAATAGGCAAGGCTCTAGGCAAGGCAGGAGCGGCCGGTATGGCTATATACGCTACCTACCAGATAGGTAAATTAATAGTAGGGCTATTCTGGGATTTAGATACCCCCTTCATGCGCGCAACAGAGGCGGTATCTGCACTAAACGAGTCTCTAGAGAAATCTTTAGAGTCTATCAATGAGATGTCTGCTACTTTGAGTATGGGTGGGTTCGCTTCTAGCGCTATGGAGGCTACAAAAAATGCTGAATTTTCTACTAGTCTAGGGGAGGAGCTATACACCGCTACTAGTAAGGCAATGAATAAATTAAAAGCAGATATATCTACTAGAACTTTCTGGGATGAGTTTGCAGATTTCTTTAAAAGCATCATAGGAAGTGGACTAAAAGACTCTTTAGCTGAAAGTATTGAGAAAGGGATGTCCGCAATGTCTAAGCTTAACTTTAGTACTAAAGCTACGGATGACCTAATTAACAAATTATACAAAGGCAAATCTGAAGTCACAGAGGTAGTCGGACAAAAACTTTCAACTAATAATCTATTGGGGGCAGGGCAGTATGTCGATATTAAAGAAACTCGTGCAGTTACTAACGCAGAGAAGGTGGCCACACTATCCACCGAAGATAGGGTAAAAGTATTAGCTACTCTAGAGCAGGGGCAGAAAAGAGCCGCAGACTCCTCAAAAATTTACAGCACAGACCTTAAGTCCCTGGCTACTAGTTTCGATACCGTAGCTAAATCCGCAAAAACATATGGAGAGTCCCTACTTACAGGTACTCCTGTTAAAGAGATGGCTGCTGCTCAGAAAGAAATTAGAAAGATTTGGGACGAAGGCAGTTTAAGCGGCTCTGACACTATTTTAATGGCTCAAGCTGCGGGGTTCACAGACTCTAAAAACTTCTTTATAAAAGAACTAGAGGACACGCAAAAAGCTCAACTGGCTTCTAAGAAGGTTTGGTTGGCTGATTCAAAAAATGATAGTAAAGAGTGGGCTGAATCCAAAATATTTAAAATAAGCCAAAAAGATATAACTGAAGCAGCTAAAGATGCGTATGATAGTACTTTAAGCTACCTAGACCTCCTTGGGGAAGACTGGGTACAGATGCAAAAAGATGCTCTAAATGCTACAACTGATAGAATTAAGGCGGAAACACAGCTTAATTTATTACAGAAATTCTCCCCAGCTTCATCTATTAAAGAGCAGGCGCAATACGCGGAAGCTATAGCAAAAGCTAAATGGGACGAAGCCTCTGCAGCTAACAACATACTACAGAAAGACAGTACTGCCTCTCCAGAAGAAAAAGCCCAGTCAACCTCCAAGCTATTACAGTTAAAAACAGCAGTTAATATGGCAGGAGCAAGGGAGTTAGATATTCAAAAAGCTTACGCAGCTAGGGAGGGGAAGACTCTTACATTAACAGCTAGGTACGCAGCAAAACTAAAAGATTTGAACAAGTCTATAAAAGGTTTGTCTGAGGCAGGGGTCTCTGATCAGTTGAATAGCTTTAACGAAGAGAAGTTAAACGCGATAGAGACTTCCTTTAACAAAATTAGGAATGATACTCTACATATAGCCAATAACACTAGAATTACCTCTAAAGAGCAGGAAAAGATAGCTAGTATTCTAAGTGACCTACAGGAAGCTCGTAATAGTGACTTTATTAAAACGGATAAGAGTCTTAAGGATTTCACAAAGTGGGCTAAATTAATATATACTAAACAGGGCCAGTTTCTTACTAGTCAAAAGCAGAACCTAGAGGATCAGCTATATATACTACAGAACTCTGATGACTACTTTGGAAAGTCACAGGTTTTAATAAATTCAGAAAAAGCATTACTAGAATTAAAGAGAAAAGTAACCGATGAAGCATTAGGTGCTACTAGGCAAGAAGTCGCAGCTCTAATGTTAGGTGTAGAAATAAAGAAAACACAGAACGCATTAGAAAAGGCAACGTTGACCCAGGAGATAAGCTGGCTAGCTACTAGTATGGCGGAGACGGCGGATACTTTTGGAGCAGCTCTAACTACTGTACTAACTGACGAATTAATGGATAGAGAACATGGAACAGACTGGGAAATAGCGCTACAAGAAGGACTGGCTAGAAGTGGGGCTACAATAGTATCTGGTATAGCAACTAGTGCTATTTTTGGTGGTAAAGGGAAAAGTTTCTTCGGTGAAGATAGCGCGGGTCTATTACATAACATGGCTAAATGGTTTGGGGCGAGTGACCCTGCTTTAAATGTTATATTCCCTCAAACTCAGGTATCAATACTAGAGGCTACTTTAAAGGAGTTAAGGGATCAGCATTCTACACTAAAAGCACAGTCTAAGCCTATTGCGGGTACTTATGTTGCTGCTAATGCTGGGGAAACTGCAGCATTAGGTAGTTCTAAAGATTTTAAGTCCGACTTCATCAAATCGACAGTTCCAGTATTAAAAGAGACTTCCCTGGCAGTTAAGGCTGTTGCTAAGAAAGATGTGCCCTTCAATCCTAGAGACCTGTCAAATGGCGCTAATCAAGGAGGAGATGCATTTGTAAGTAGGGATATCCTATTCCAGGCATTAAAAGAACTTCAGAAGACCCCTGCGGGGTTAGATGCTGCGGCATTATTAGCGTATACGAAGAATAATATAGGCCTTACTAATAAGGCTATAACATCGTTCCTTAAAGAGTTACCTAAGTCTGAAGGGCTAAGTGAAGGGGGACAGGATTTCTATGTAGGGGTAAATAAGAATATTGTAGAGTTCGTAAATGCTTTCAGAAATTATAAAGGTCTAGGTAATAGTAGTGGTAACGCCCCTGATAGTCTTTTAAAGGGTTCTGGGATTTTACAAAGTATAACGGAAAGTATAGATAAAACAACTAATCTAAGTGACAAAGTAGCTACACTTATAACTGGGTTGGTAGAAGTTATGCCTAGCTTTAAGGTAGCTACTCTCAATCTAGAAAAGGCTTTCCAAAAGGGTAGAGATACTACAGATTCTGAAGGAACCGTAGTACCCGGTAAGGATGAATTTAGAGTTGTTGTAAGCGGTTATGATGGCGCTGCGATGACAAAAGGTATGAATGCACTTAGTAGTGCTATAGACGGAGAAGCGTTTAAAATTAAAGGGTTCGATGGAGCCTCTTTAGAGCAAGCCTCCACAGATTTAAGCAGTGCTTTCCAGGGGAGTGCCTTCTTAGTAAACGTACAAAACTTTTCTGAGTTTGATATTGGGGCAAGCATTGATAAATCAATGGAGGGCTTCTTTAATAAGAATAATATAGACCCTTTAGTAGGCAGCGAATTAACAGGCGCTGCACTAGATGGCATGGAGTCTTTAAGTAGAAAGGGGTCTGGGTGGGTACATGATATATACTCGGAAGAGCAGCTAAAAAGTATTTCTGCTATATTATCTAGTAATAGACCTATGACAAAAGAGGAGTATATAGCTGCCAGCAGCGCTGTTAATCGTTCTTATCCAGGTAGCCCTCTAGGGTTTGGCATGGGTAGCTTTGGGGGAGGAAGGGTCAATACTAATATTCATGGCTCGCCCTCAAGTAAAGGACTATGGATACGTAATAGAGATAATAAGTCTGCGTTGGATGATAAGAAGTTTGCTCCTATTCCTGTGACAAAGGGGCAGAGATTAGATGCTATGATGAAGGATAAGGCCCGCAAGGATAGAATAAATGACCTACAAGAAAAAATATATAGGATGGAAACAACTAATACTATTGGTTCTAAAGCTATGCAACAGAGGGACTGGGAGAGAGGGAAGATGCTTGATAAAGTTAATCAAGGCAAGACTGGTACTAATGTATGGAATAAGGAGGCGGGGCCTTTCTCTTGGAAAGGGTCAGGAGGGTTATCTAAATGGTTATCGGGATTAGGGTTAACTTTTGGGGCAGGTGCATCAAATTCGGAAACACCTTTAACAAATAAAGAAAAAGCGTCACTTGAATTAGACAAGAAGTTCGATGCGGCTTCTAGTTCAGTTGGCATTAACCCTATACAGTACTCGGTAGACCAGGTAGGAAAGAAGGGGGTAGCCGCAGAGGTACTAGAGTATTTGAAACAGTATTACCCAGGCACTGAAGTCGATGGAGACTTAGTAGACCACTACTCTACTTCAAGAGCCTTAGCTAGTTCACCTTGGGGGCCTACATTAACCGGATTAGGGTCTCTAGGGTCTGATTGGAAGGATAAGAGCAAAGATGATAATACTGCTAATATTGCAGGTTACACTGGCTTTTCAGTAGATCAGGCAATGAATGCTGGAGTATTTAAACATACTGCTGCAGACGATATGAAAGAGGGCCTTACTGCAGCTAAAATGAAAGAGATACAAGATGCTTCTGACGCTTTAAACTGGCAGAAGCGGGAGAGCCTTTGGCAGTCTTCTTCAATATACGAGTTCTTCTCTAATATATTTTCGGACAGTACTCCTGATAAGGAACTAATAGATTCCGTAAATAGTAAAATGATGAATGAAGGTGCCTCCGTTTCAATAACTAATACAGATGAGTTAGCGGAAAAAACTTCTGAAAAAGTGAAGAATAAAACAATTCCTAGAGAAGTAGAGTCTAAGAATTTAGACTTAAATATAGCAGGTACAGCCAAAAGTACTGCAGAGGAGGGAGTCAGGCAGCTAATAACTTCTGGCGAAGTAAACACTCGTAACTTGGCAGGCAGCTTTGCTAGTTCTTTGATGACAAGTGCTACCAATAAGGCCGTAGACGCAGTAATGGATTACGATTGGATGAGCTTATTCTTCGCTAATGGTGGAATCGCTAAAGGAGGTTTTAGAGCGTTCGCAAGCGGAGGAGTTGTCAACAAACCTACAGTGGGCTTAGTTGGCGAAGGCAAGTATAATGAAGCCGTAGTTCCTTTACCGGATGGTAAGTCCATTCCGGTAATTGGGGGCGGGGGCGGAGAAACCAATAACAATATTACAGTTAACGTAACCATCGATAGTGATGGCAATGCTAAGTCAGATGCACAGCAACCTGGTATAGGCCCTGAACAGGCCAAACAACTGGGTTACATGGTAACTCAAGCGGTACAGTCAGAGTTAGTGGAACAGAAGAGACCTGGAGGGCTACTAAGTAGTTACTAAATATGGCAAATTTTAATACAGAAGTAAATATTACCCCAGACAGGGGGCTAAAAGCAGACCAGTCCCCTAGGGTACTTAGAGCTAACTACGGGGATGGATACGAGCAAAGGGTTGCAGACGGCATTAATAACCTGCCAGAAAAGTGGAACTTAACTTGGAAGAATCGTACCTCTGCTGAAGCTAATAAGATAGTCAAGTTCTTAGAGGATCAGGGTGGAGTAACTGCATTTGATTGGTACCCAACAGGGTATGATATTGCTAGTACTACTACTAGTGCCGCTACTAAGAAGTTGATTGATACTACTCAGTACTTTACTGCTAGGTACCTTAATACTACTGTTACTGATTCTGGAGGCACTACTACCACAGTTACCGCAGTAGACAGCGCTACTCAACTATCCTTAGCTGCAGATGTATTGTCTAGTGCAGAGATTTACACTATATACCCTTATAAAAAGTACGTATGTGATAAGTGGTCTGCCCAAGAGACACTGTCTGGGATTAGAACTATAACAGCAACTTTTACTAAAGTATTTGAACCATAGGAGATATAATGTCTGATAAAATTACCGTAGATATTCACGGGCTAGAGCCTGGAGCAATAATTGAATTGTTCGAATTAGATATGTCTACAGGGTCCGCCCCTTCTACTGAACCTATATTCAGGTGGCACTCCGGGCACAATGAAAACTACCAAGAAATCGTATGGCAGGGAAATAAATACTCTGCATTCCCTATTGAGGCAGAAGGTTTCGAGTTTTCAGGTAAAGGAGCAATCCCTAGGCCCTCCCTTACAGTTGCTAATATAACTGGCACTCTATCGTCTGTGATATCAAACTATGATGACTTAGTAGGGGGTAAAGTAACCAGGAAGAAGACATTCGCAAAGTATTTAGACTCCTACTGTTACACAGATGGGTACCCGGTAGCTGGAGTATGTACAGGGGAGTCTGGTAGTGATGCTAGCCTCAGCAAGACGGACTGTGCAGACGCTACTAAAAATGGTTCTGCAGGCACTTGGACAGTGTATAATCAGACTACTTGTGAAGCGGCAACAGGGCCCGGTATATGGTACGTATCCGCACTAGCAGATGATACTGCGCACTTTGCAGATGAGATATGGTATATAGATAGAAAATCTGTGGAAACTCGCACTCATATAGAATTTGAGCTAACTGCAGCACACGATATTTATGGGGTACAGCTACCTTCTAGAACTGTTGTTGCTAACTCGTGCCCTTGGGCGTATAAGGGAGTAGAGTGTGGGTACTCTGGGGGTACTTACTGGGACATAGACAATAATACTGTAGTATCTTCATCAGATGATGTATGTGCTAAAACTTTTACAGCTTGCGAGCTACGATTCCCAGAATCTGTGGAAAGCCCTTTCGGAGGCTTCCCAGGAGCGGGATTAAACGTAGGATGAATGAAGCCACTTTAAAAGATTTTAGACTACACACCGAGAAGGAGTACCCTAAAGAAGCTTGCGGGTTTGTTATTGGGGTGGGTAAAAAGGAAAGATATTTCCCTGCTAATAATATAGCCGAAACTCCAGAAGAGCATTTTATAATTGACCCAGTAAGTTACGTAGATGCGGAGGACTTAGGGGGTATTATAGGTATATGCCACTCTCACCCTAATGAGGGGTGCGAACCCTCAGAAGCGGATAAAGTGTCCTGTGAGAGCACAAATAAACCTTGGCACATACTTAGCTGGCCAGGAGATAGGTTGTTTAGCTGGGAACCAATAGGGTACGAAGCCCCTATATTAGGAAGGCAGTTCAGTTACGGAGTTTTAGACTGTTGTACATTACTTAGAGATTATTACAAAAAAGAATTAAATATAGATTTTGAGTGTCGCAGCGGTCAAGATGGCTGGTGGGATAAAGGAGAGAATAGATACTTAGAAAATTATAAGGAGCAAGGGTTTATACAGATAAAAGAGGAAGATGATATAAGAAAATATGATATATTTCTTATAAAATTAGTTTCCCCTGTACCAAACCATGCGGCAGTTTTCATCGGGAACGATAGAATTTTACATCACGTACACGGTAGATTATCCAATAGAGAACTTTATGGAGGATATTGGAGAAAGCATACCACGCATCATTTAAGGCACAAATCACTATGTTAAAAAACGTAACACTATATGGAGAACTAGCAGACAAGTACGGAAAGAGCTGGACTTTAGATATTAATTCGCCTGCAGAGGCTATAAGAGCCCTGTGTGCGAATAACCCGGGATTCCGAGGATTTATGGCGGCATCTGCAGACAGAGGTATAGGGTATAAAGTACTAGTAGGTAAAAAAGAGCTAGATAACGTACTGAGTGAAATGTCCAATCCTACAGGTAAGCAAGATATTAAAATTGTACCAGTTATTGGAGGAGCTAAGTCCAAGCTAGCTACTGTTATCGTCGGAGCTATTATGATTTATGTGGCAGTAATGACTGCGGGCGCATCTACTATTGCAACTGCCCAAGCGGCTGCTACAGCTGCGGGTACAGCTGGGAGTGCAGCAGCGGGGGGTGCAGCAGCAGCTACGACTATGGGTACTATAAGTATGGGTACTCAATTCGGTATCGGTATGGCGAATCTATCTGGCATGTCTTTAATGGCCGCCAAGTTTGGAGCAATGTTAGTATTAGGAGGCATTTCCTCTATGTTGTCTAGTACTCCAGAACCTCCTATAGAGGCAAAGAAGGCCCAAAACTATTCTTTTAATGGAGCCGCGAATACAACTAGACAAGGGGTCGCAATACCTGTACTATATGGACAACTAATGATAGGAGGCGCGGTTATTAGCGCTGGAGTCACCCCCGAGGATTATACACCATGAGTACATATAACGTAACACAGGGCTATGGAGGCGGAGGAAAAGGCGGAGGAGGGGGTGCCCCTAAAGAGGACGACGATTCTTTATTCTCTAGTTCTAAAGCTAGGACAGTAGATTTAGTTTCCGAAGGGGAAGTCGTAGGTCTACTAGATGCAGAGAAATCAATATACTTAAATGATACCCCCTTAAAGGACTCTGTAGGTAACTATAACTTTGATAATGTATCCTATTATAGCAGAGAGGGTACCAATTCCCAAGCATATATACCTGGGTTTGCGGGGTCTGAGGCAGAAGTATCTGTAGGAGTACAGGTTAAGATAGCCTCTCCAGGAGCCATAGTACAATCTTTCAGCTCCACTACTGTAGACGCAGTACGTGTAGTAGTGTACACCCCTTCTTTAGTAGACGGAACTAGTGATAAGGGAGACCTTCACGGTTCTGAAGTATCTTTTAAGATATATTTAGAAAAGGATAACAATGGTTCTTGGACACTAATGAAAAGTGCTACTTTTGAGGGTAAAACTACCTCTAAGTACGAGAAGGCCTTCAGGTTAGATATTCCTAGCGCCTGGAAAACCTCAGGGTTTACACAAATTGCTGTTAAGGTTGAGAGAATAACTGCAGACTCTACCTCTACTAAATTAAGTAATGATATATTCTTTGGTTCTTATACTAAGGTAATAGATAACAAATTAAGGTACCCTAATAGCGCATTAATTGCTATACAAATGGATGCTAAACAGTTCACTAGTATACCGAGTAGAGGTTACGAAATGAAAGGGGTAAAAATAAAAGTACCTAGTAATTATACAGCTTACGACCAAGGCCATTGCTCTTTAGCAGGATATAAGCGTAAGGATAGGTGTACACAAGCAGGGGGTACTTGGACGGGCACAGCTGTTGGAGCTACCTTATACAGCGGTTCCTGGGATGGGACATTTACTACTTCATGGACTTGTAACCCTGCTTGGATATTATACGATCTATGTACAGATGACAGGTATGGGCTGGGTAAGTGGTTATCCGCTAGTCAAATGGATAAGTGGTCATTATACGAGATAGCAAAGTACTGTGATGCAGTAGACAGCAGCGGAAACTTCTTAGGGGTTGATGACGGTTGGGGAAATAAAGAGGCTAGATTTGCGTGTAACTTATACTTACAGAATAGGGAAGAGGCTTTTAAAGTATTAAACGACATAGCAGCAGTATTTAGAGGTATGATATACTGGCAGCAAGGGCAGATAAGTGCGGTACAGGATGCCCCTAAAGACCCTGTCATGAACTTCACTGACGCTAATGTAATAGGAGGACAGTTCACTTATGAAGGCACTTCTAGAAAACAGAGACACAATGTAGCTCACGTTACTTGGAATAACCCAGAAGCGTTATACAGACAGAATGTAGAATATGTAGAGGACGCACAAGGTATTGTAAACGCTAATAACCAGATATTTTCTACGGATGTAGTTGCTGTAGGGTGTACTTCCCAAGGGCAGGCTAGACGTGTAGGTAAATGGATATTATACACCGAGAGATACGAGACGGAGGCGGTGACATTCTCCACTGGTATGGAAGGTGCTGCAATTAGACCAGGAGATCTCATTAAGATAGCAGATTCTTCCAAGGCAGGGGTCAGGTACGGGGGTAGAGTATCCGCGGGTAGTACAACTACTAATATTAAGCTGGATAACCAAACTTCGGTTACAGCGGGCAATACTTATACTATGTCTTTAATTAATACTGAAGAAGCGTGTATACAGTCTGGAGTTAAGCAAGCCGAAACAACACAAGAGACCTGTATAAATGCTGATATAGATAATGAGTGGAAACCTTATGTATGGGTAGAGACGAAGAACGTAGGCACTATTAGTACTACGGAAAAGGTGGATGAAATAACGGTTACCTCTGCTTTTGAGAACACACCCTCCCCTTCCATCATGTGGATTCTGGAAGAGATAGGCACAGTCGAAGCACAGGACTTCAGAGTACTAATGACGCGAGAGGTGGAGCCTAACATTGTAGAAGTGTCCGCACTTAAGTACCACGAGGCCAAGTATGGGTATATTGAACAGGATATAGCATTTTCAGCTAAATCCACAAGTAGCTTACCTGACCCAAGTGACCCAATACCTCAACCAACTAATCTTGTAATTAGTGAAGAATTGTACATTGACTCAATGAATAACGTTAAAAACAGGGCCACCTTTAGCTGGGATGCTCCAAACACGGCCGGTACATCAACTACTTATCCGTATATTGCATCTTATTATGTAGAGTGGAGAAGAAAAGCTCCGGCAATTACAAACTGGGCTTCAATGGGGGAAACCTCTGCGCAAAGTATCACTATTGATGATGCACCTGCAGGAACTTTAGAATTTAGAGTTAAGACAAGGAGAATCTTCTAATGATATATTCCCCCTACGCATCTTTAGAGCAGGAAATTTATGGTAAAACAAGTGCCCCTGGAGACGTAACTAATTTTAATATGGTCGCTAGAGGGGATCAGGCGTACCTAAGTTGGACAGCTGTCTCAGACCTGGATGTAATTACCGGGGGTAATTACTGGATTAGGCATACTAGTAAAACTAGTGGAGTAACCTGGGCAGGATCTACAGATGTTAATAAAACAGTACCTGGTACTTCTACTGATGTATCTGTACCTTTACTATCTGGAGCCTACTTAATCAAAGCACTGGACTCCACGGGTAATGAATCCGTCAATGCAGGGTATATTATATCTAATACAGCCGATATCTTAGGACTAAATGTAGTTTATACGTCTAATCAACATACTACATTCGGTAACGGCACGGCCGATACGGGCATCAATGACTCTAGAAATTCAAATGTGTTTTACGATTCTAGCGACAATACTATTGAGCTTAACCCTGCTAGTGTATCTTCAGGTACTCACGATGCTTATTACGTAACGGGTACTCATGAAGATGATGTAGTGAGCTCAGGCACTTATGACGAAGATATAGCTACTGGGTCCCACGATAGTCTAGGTACTGGTACCCATGATGACTCAAGGGCTTCGGGCACCCATAATGCTATTTTAAACGTAGGTAGTACGGACTATCAAGCAGCTAATTTTGTAGATA